TATTATCTGTGGAATCATTCTTAATATAGCTCCAATAAGACTGGTGATTAATTGTATTGCTGCTGCTATTAATCTTGGAAGAGCGTTGAATAATCCATTTATCAAGGCTAGAACAATTTCAATTGCACTGTTGACCAATTGTGGTAGCATCCGGATAATAGCCTCTATTATAGCTATTACTAGTTGAATAGCCGCATCTATGATTAGGTCTAGATTATCTAATAAGCCATTCATTATAGCAATAATGATTTGTAAAGCCATATCTATTATTTGAGGTAAATTATTTAAAACAAATTCTACAAATTTATCTACAATCGTTATAGCCGCTTCGACTAATAAATCTACCTCTTGGATTAAACCATCTGCTATAGTCATTATTAGTTCTAGAGCTAATTCCAATAACTCTGGCAACATATTTAGAAATCCATCAATTAAAGCGGTGATAGCTTCTACGGCTGCGTCTATCATCTTGGTTTTGTTATCTATAATAGCTTCTACGACCGTTGAGATTAATTCTAATCCTAAAGGTATTAATTGTGGGATAGTCTCAACAATACCTTGTATTAGACTGATGACCACCTCTATACCTGAGGATATTAATCCAGGTAAGTTTTCCGTTATAGTAGTTATTAGGGTATAAATAGTTTCTTGAGCCGTTTCTATTAGTTGAGGTAAAGCTCCTATAATACCATCTAGGAAGTTTTGTAATAAAATTATACCTAATTCTAAAACCTCTGGTATTAAATCCATTATCATATTTATAAATGTTTCCATAATAGATATAGCAGCCTCTGAAATTGATTCTGCATTATCTTTTATCCCATTTATAAAGGATTGAATTAAATCTGATGTCATCTGGATTAATTTAGGAGCAAAGTCTGTAACCTTTTGTAATACATCAGCTAATATATTACCTACAACATTAGCCAGTCCCTCAAAACCACCCTCTGATACTGCTTGCTCTATCTGTTCAATATAACCAGTCGCTGCTTGAGTAGCTGCTCTTAAAGGCTCATCAAACTGTTTATATATAGTTATGCCTGTGCCCTCTAAGGCTGACTTTAATAATTCTACATCACCTTTAAGGTTATCTAATTGTTTTGCGGCTATCTCTGCTGCAGTACCAGCAGAATTCTCTAACTCATCACCGAATTCTCTTAATGTATCACTACCGGCGTCCATTATAGCTAGTAATCCAGATGCAGCATTTTGTCCTGCTACCTGTGATATAATTGCAGTTTTCTGAGCCTCTGTCATTCCTTCAGTTGCTTTTTCTAATTCCTCTATAATATCAGGAAAAGGTTTCATCTCACCTTTAGCGTCTAGTAAAGATACTCCTAATTCATCTAGAGCATCTGCAGCTTGCTTTGGGGGACTTACTAATCTTAACATTACTCCTCTTAAAGTAGTACCCGCCATTGACCCTTGAATACCAGCATCTCCTAATATACCTGCAGCAGCTGCTGTCTCTTCTAGACTAAATCCAGCCGCCTTTGCAACTGGTCCTACATATTTCATAGTCTCTCCTAAAGATTCAAGACTTGTATTTGAAGATGTAAAGGCTTTAGTTAAGACATCTGCAACTCTTCCAGTTTCAGTAGCATCTATCCCAAATCCAGATAAGATATTAGAGGTTATATCTGCAGCAGTTCCTAATTCAGTTTGTCCGGCTGCGGCCGCATTTAATAATCCAGGCATAGCTGCTATAATTTCATTAGTGTCAAAACCTGCCATTGCTAAATAAGACATCCCTTCTGATGCTTGAGTCGCACTAAATACGGTTGTCTTACCTAACTCCATAGCCTTTTTCTCTAATTTTTCAAATTCTGCTTGAGTAGCTCCAGTTAGAGCATTTACCCGACTCATTCCTGCTTCAAAATCTGACCCTGCTTTTATAGAGGCTACTCCTATTCCAGTTATAGCCGCGGCTGCGGCGGCTGCTCCTTTTACTATTCCCTTTACTGCACCTTTACCAACTGATTGTAGTTTAGAGACTCCTTTTTTAAATCCACTATCATCTATTTTAGTGTCAAATATTAGACTACCATCATAAGCCATTATTTCACCTACCTTTTATATAGATAAAATACTTGGCTCACAGGCTCTAATTTATCTTTATTTCCACTTCTTTTTTACACTGTTTACATTTAATATAGAGATGTTTACCCTCACCTTTTAATTCATCATATTTTAATATTCTCTTTTTACAGTTAGGGCATAGATACCATTTTTTTTTATTTTTCAATCTAAATCACCTGCCTAAATTAATCTGGCAATAGCTTCGTGGAAATCTGACTCTTTTTCCTCCGGTGACCTATTATCTGGAAGAGCGTATAATCTTTTCATTTTTCTATAATAGGATTTTTCACTATCTGACATATCTGATGTAATCTCTTTGGCTCTAAAACTCATTATCTTTGTAAAGAGTAAATCATCATTTAGAGAATTAAACATAGCTCTAAATTTCCACCAATGAAGATAATCTATATCTTGTAAATCAATCCCGTATTGCGTTAAGAAGGCGGAGTAAATGTATTCAGCGTCATGTTCAAAAGAATAAATTCTTTTTATATCTGACTTACCATCTCCTCCGCCTCCGCTCTCTTCCTTTTTCCTACCACAAGTATAAAACCAAAGTATAGACTCAATTGCTAAATCCAAATCTTCAGGTTTATTATCTCCAAAGAATAAGTCTAAACTATTGTATATTATTTCTTCCTCTGATAATCCTGGCTCTTCAAACATCAATTCAAATAATATACTAGTTCTAAAATCAGTATTTATGGGATATATTTGACCATTGATTTCCACCTCTTCTGGGATTAGGTCTATTAGGATATTCATCTTTACTTCCCAGCTCTCCTTTGAGCTCTATTCGCACTGAATTTTTGGATAGCTTTATTTTGTAGGTAATCATCACCCTTTTCAAATACAAAATGGATAACATCTACTATATCCAGGAAAGTGATAGGATTATCTTTGAAAATCTTTTTAGTCGCCCCCTCCCCTAGTAAACTATCTAATACTAAAACGCATAATTCAATAGCCTCTTGTATCTTCTCTGTTAAATCACCCATTGTAGCATCTGGATTAGCTTTAATATCTGTTAGACCTTCACTAGCTTTTAATATCTTTGCACGACTATCCTCAAAGTTTTTTAACCAGACTGGGTCTAATATAGCTAATTCAAATTGATTACCTTCTATTTCTAATTCTAGTCTATTCTTATTTCTTTCAAATTTAAATACGTTTGACATAAGGGTTCTAGACCTCCTTTAAATTATATTTCTGAGTTATCATCTTCTGAGTTATCATCTTCTGAGTTATCATCTTCTATGTTATCATCTTCTATAAAAGTACAAGTTTTCCAATCATCGTCAGAACTAGCAATACCTTTTATTCTAGGACCTTTAACTCTAAAAGTCCCGCTGTATTTATAGGCTTCTGTTCCATCTCCATCAGACTCAGGAATAACGGCAAATGACCTTTGAGCCGCTTCATAACCTCCGGCAGCTTCTTTTGTAAAATCTACAGTTACTAATTCTACAACTGCATCATCACCTAGTTTTTCGTTATCCGTTATATCAATTAGCTTTTCGTGTACTTCATTACCCTGCATTTGGTCGAATTCATAATCAATAGATGTAGACATTCCTACAATATCTGTTGATTCGAAATCTTCATCTACATATTTTCTGGTATACTCTTCTGGATTTTTATTGACAGTTAGAGCTGTAAATCCTACCATCCTGCCATACTTGTCATCGTCGGTTTTCAAAAAGGTTACTTTTCTACTTCTTAATACTATCTTTTTCTCCATTTTTTAAAATCCTCCTTCATAATATATTAATCTTAGTTGTATCTGGTACTGTGCCTTATCCTCTTCAGCGTGGAATAAATACCCACTAGATAAGACTTGAAGCTCTTGGCTATATTTTCCAGCTCCTAGCATTGGTAGGTTATTTTCATAGTTTTGAACCTCTATCCAATCTTGGAGTCTTTCATAAAATCCAACTGAATTTAGATTGTTTAGAGTATCATCCCCATAAAATTCTCTACTAGCTATACTAAATTGGTACTGCTTTAATTTCCCGCCATCTGCATATTCTTTAACTATTGGGTCTGAAGGTGTTGGGATTATAGAATAGGCTAATTCATTTACCTCCATATAATCCACGTTTATTTTTCTAAACTCATCTAATATAGGACAGTCAAGAAAGTAATCTCTTAAACTATCAATTATCATTTCTTACCACCTGCTATCTTAATTGCTCCTCTGAGGATATCTCTTTTATGGTTTGCCTTCATTCTATCAAACCACTTCGCACCTCTCATTGGAGCACCTTGGAAATTAAAGTGAGTTCCATAATACATACGTCTTGCATAAGGAGTCCTATATCTTACATTACCTGACCCTACTTTAGTATGTCTAATAGCACTACTTTTTAAAGTCCCTGAATCAAATGGAACATAAGGGTCGGTAACTCTCATTACTTCACTATCTATAAACCTTTGAACCTTGCCTGCAGTCTCTAGACCTCTTTTTTGAATTATTTTATTGATATCTTTTATAATTAATTTTTCACGATATAAGATATTACCTACCCCCAATCTGCCAATGTCTCATATGTTTACTACCAAAGTCTTTTTTATCTACTTTAGTAATTGTAAAAGTTTTAAATTTTTTATCTAAATCTGTGCTGCTCTCAATATCCTCCAATACCTCTCCCTTAACTATCCTATCACCTTCTTGAATAGTAAAATAATTCTCTATATCATCACGAGTTCTATAATCTTCAGAATCTATATATTCTTTATTTGCTTCATAATCAAATGGGACGAAGACAGTAACTGCATCTGCACTATCTAATCCTGTTTGTCTGATATTATAGGCTCTAGAATCATTCCAGAAGACTTTTTCTATTATAGTCCTCTTCCACTCATCTAATCTTGTCGCCTTATTAAATTTTTTATTGAATATGGTCATGGATGAATTAGTATACATTTCCAATCCCTCTGAACATAGCTCCTGAAGTACCTAGATATTTTCTAATGATATTTTTATAAGAGATATTAGGAGAAGTGTTTTTATCAAGCTGTTCATAAGACACCGAATACTCTCCAACTTTCTCGTTGGTGATTATCTTACCTTCGTGTTTTTCTATAAAATTGATAGTATCAACTAATTCGCAAACTGCGTATTTAGCTCTCTTATCATTTATAGATACCCTATTAAACGTATAATAGGTCAATATCTGACTAGCTATAATAATTAATCTGTCTAAATCTTTATCTTCAACTGTTCCATTGAAATTCTCTTGATAAAATTCTTTGGTGATATAGATTTTATTCTTCATCTAACTCACCTTCTATTAGTTCGATTAGCTTTGCCTTTTTCAGATTAGAGTAACCAGTCAATCCTAAATTCTCTGCTATTATCCTCAACTCTGATACGGTTAGCTTATTGAAATCTTTTATCTTTTCTTCTACCTCTTCTTCTAGATGCTGTTTGTTTACCTCTTCTTCAACTAATTCCTCAATAATATCAAAGTATTTTGGATTAAAATCTCTCTTCTCAATCTGCAAGGTTTCATCTTTTTTATATGTCTGGCTCTTATATCTAATCGTAGTTTTAGCTCTTACTATCAATCCTCACACCTCCAATACATTAGAAAAATAAGTGGGAAAATATCCCACTTATTAGGCTACCGTTGCTATAAATATATCATCTATTCTTTCGAAAGATGGTAGCATTATAGCGGATACCACGGTAAACACATTTACTGGATGTGGTTCTTTTATAGTCGTAACAGCTACCCCTGTATCTACAATAGATACTTGAGCATCAGTATTGCCAGACATCAAGTCTGATTCTTCTGGAGTAGTTCCGTAGTAGGTATTACCTAGATTTCCTGATGGTAATAGTGTAAAGACATCATCTTTGAAGAATTGTTTTGTCTGACCATTTTCATCTACGTATCTTTTATTGTAAACTGTTACTTGAAGACCTAATTTAGTTGCTAGATATTGTCTAATCATTTCATCTGTAACTATTACTGCTGTTGGGTTTATAAATTGCATATCTCCCCTAATAGATTCATTAGTTACTAGATAGTTCCAGGTCTTGCTAGTACAGATTGCTCTAGTTGGTCTAGAACCTGTCAACTCTTCAACTGTTCTCATCCACTCCATCAAATCTTCTACCGGTCTTGCTGTCTCTGGATTACTCCATTTGGAATCCGCATCTGTGATAGTTACTTTATTATCTTCAGATAGATGGTAATCATAATCGTATTGCACTCTATTAGCTTCAACAGCTATAGTACCTGAGGATAATAGTTGCATTCTCATTCTTTCCGCGGATACTTCTGCGCCTTGAATTAATTGTCCTATATCATCATAGATTTTCGCTATTATTGGTTCGAAGAAGGCTGAGTTTTGTGCATCTCTAATCTTGTTTAATTCTTGCCTATCTTTTTCACCAATTCTCATAGATTCCCTGAAAAACGGCATTTCAGTTTCAATCTTGGATATACCAATTCTATCCCTTAAAGTAGCCTTTGCATCAAATGCACTTGGCTTTAATGCTACAGGTAATCCTTGTCTACCTTTAATCCAACTAAGGTCTAAACCTAATTGCTTTTTACTTGGAAACAGAGTAGCTCCTAAATAAGGTATCCTATTGTCTGCGCTCTCAGTCCAAAATGTCCCTATCTCTTTTGCGTTTACTAAATCAAATATAGTAGGCATATTTTTATCTCTCCTTTACAATCTTTTTATTATTTTAAAAATGTGATTTGTGGTAAATCTACCTCTTCGTCTGGCTCTTCTGGGATTTTATTTAAATCAATAAATCCATGAATAACCATTGCTCCTGGAGCTGGTCCATAGGTTACATCAACATCATTTAAAAGTACCCCTTCTGCATTTGCACCTGTGCCATCTACTCCACCAGCTAATGCTGTTTTAGCGATTGCTTGTACTACTCCTGCACCTGTGCCTGCTTCACCAGCAAAAGGCTCTGCAAATTCAACAGATACTAAATTCTTTGCAGTATCATCAGCTTCAATAGCTGCCTTCAATAAAGCAGCTGTGGTAGTTATTGCACTATCTGCTCCAGTTGCTAAACTAATTGAAATATCACTCCCACTTACTGATACTGCAAGAGTTTGTGTAGCTTCTCCTGGGTCAACTAATGCAATAGAAATACCATTACCATTTACTCCTATTTCCTTTGCTTTAAATAGCAAGTTAGCGTCATCTACAGGGTCATCTGAGTTATCTAAGAAATTAGTAACTAAAGATGCATATTGTGGTACAGTGTTCTTTTCAACAACAAGCTCATCAAGATTTTCTAATACTGGGTTATTTTTACCTCCAACAATTGTTCCTGCTGGTACTATCTTCTTACCATTCTCTGCCACTACTCCCTTATCATCAACTGTAACCGCTACTGCTACATAATGGTCAGGGAATTTTAAGATTTCCTTCTTATTACCATAATCATTTACTACAAACTTTGACATATTCTACTTCCTCCTTTTAATTAATCATTAAAGTAATGTTTTTGTGCATCTTGCGAAGATTGTTGTGCAGCTTTAAACTGACTAGCTATCTTTTGTCCTATGGATGGTTTTCCTGGGTCTTGTTTATCTGCCTTATCTCCTGGTCTGATGAAATCAGGTCTATCTGTAGTCTCTGTTTCGAATTGATATTCATATTCTTTCTGCAGCCTCTCTAATTCAGCATCTAGACCTTTAATCTCTTCACCTTCTAATTTTAATACATCAAAGTCTAACAGAGCTTTTACAGCCTTTATACTCTTTGCTCTTGCATCTCTTAATTTATTATTTAGAAGATGTTCAAATTTTAATTCCTCTAGCCTTTTCTTACTTTCTTTTTTCTCTAGCTCATATTTCTTTTTATAGTCATCCGCTTTTTGTTTGATTTGGTCTATATCTAAATCCTTAAACTCTTCTATCTCTTTATTAGCGGTTTCCAATTGTCTTTCTAGATTATCAATTTCGGTTTTTCTAGTATCCGCTAGATTTTTATACTTTTCAATATCTTTCCCATTCTCTGCCATCACAAAATCAATCTGTTCATCAGTTAAACCTTGCTTTTTCAAATCTTCTCTTTTCATAATTCATTTCCTCCTTTAATCTACGCTTTTTTACGTGAGTTGCTTTCACTTGATTTATTAGATATCGTTCTAATAGACGTATTAAACAGTTTATAGTCTTATTTAGGACTAGATATATTAATTATTTAATTCTAATATATCTTCTATCTCTTTTATCCTGGCTTTGTTATCTTCGCCGTTTTTAATCTGACCTAGTTTTAATTCAAATAACTCTGCCATTAACTGGTCGAAATCTGTCTGGGTCATCTTACCTTCAATATCCTGCATTCTAATCACCTCGTATCAACCTATTTAAATTATTTTCAAATATCTTTAAGAAATCTGTCTTGTCCTTATCTGGAACATATCTCATTGCTGCAAATCCTTCTGCAAAGAATTCTGCTACATCTGTAGATGCATAATTTCCAAATTCTTCTAATACTCTCCTCTCCATCTCTGAAGAGCTAATACCTAAATCATTCATCATATTTTTATAAATAGTATTTGATAGGTTATTATCTGATAAGGCAGATTCTTTATTAAATAGATTAATAGCGTTTATATCATCTCTGTCTAAATCTAATAATTCTGTAGTCCCTTGGTACTTTTTTAGGATATTTTGTAAATCTTTATTATTATGAATAGCATATCCTGTATCTAGAGCGTGAGCGTATTCGTGGTCTACTGTCCATAAGGGATTAGAAGAATAATTTTTAGCTTTCCTGCCTTTTAATTCTGCTAACTGTACTGCACTAGCCCTTGCCTCATCTTTTAAATAGTGATTACTCAACACTAGATTATTTTTAAGATATAATTCATTTTTACTATTTACATCAAATCCATATTCAAATACTCCTATATAGGATTTAGCTTTTCTAGATATGATATTCAAGCTCTCCTCTACTGACCCTGGAATAGGGTATTTATTTACTAAATCTACTAATCTTTCTTCTATCTTTTCTGCAAATGATTTTTCTATACTGTCTAATCTTACTTTCGCGAATACCTCTCTGACAGATTTAATCCCTCTATCTTTAATTGTAGTCGGGTCTATTATATCATAAATACGAATTCTCTCCCACTTTGGTCGTATATTAACAGCATTACTGAAATCTTTATAAGCTTCTCTTTGTCTTGATAGCTTTATTTCCATAGCTGTTTTGGCATCTTCTAATCCAGCTGCTTCATATCCTACTATTCTCCTCTGAGTCTCTCTCATCTGCCTTTCCATATATCTTTGCTTTTGAGTAGCTTCGTAGGTATCATAAATCTTACCATTGTACTCAGTCTCCCAATCTAAATTATCTAAATGTTCTTTAGTATATACTTTAGTTGAAATACCTTCAAAGTATGGATACCAATTATGTCTACAATTTACACCTTGAAATCCATCTGCATCTCCAAATCCTATATCCTCTAGGGACAGGTAATTCTTATCACCGCTTCTTGATACTACCTCACCTTGCCACTCTCTATGAGTTGGTCTTGCTCCATGATGCGCTGTTATCTCCATTAAATCTTGGTCCATCATATCTGCATTCATTTCACTCATCTGACCGGTTATCTGATTTAGAGTAGTCAGGATATTCATTCTAACAGCGGAATCTGCGTGATAACTTCTACCACTAGCATAGTCTATAAATCGTATTCCTGAATCTGCTAATTCTCTTACAGTCTTTTCTAAAACCTGATTTAAATCATAAACTCCTGAACCTAATTGAAAAACAGCCTCGTTTAATTTATCTCTGTAGAATGTATCTAAATCTTTAAACCTACCATTATCAACCATTCCTATTGTTTTAGTAAGATTATCCATGTCCCTGACTCCGCTATTAACTGCAGTGTTTATGAAATCTTTCATCTTTGGGTTCTTTTCTAAAGGTGGTAAATCTTTTCCTCCCTCTCTATACATCATCCTATCGTTATCATAGGATAGTTCTGAGGATTCTGTTAGGATTTTTCTGACCTCTGCTTTGGATAGTTTAGAGACCTTTTCTATCTCTTTTTCAATCTCTCTTAAATCATACCCCATTTCCTGTAGTAAAATCAAATGATATTCAGATTTCTCTGTCAATTTTAAATTCTTTGCTATTGACTCTGACATATCTTTTATTATCTCATTTTCCATTTCTCTAAATATCTTGACTAATTTAGCTGGTTGTCTCTCTAAATACTCTGGAGTTAGCATCTAACCACCCCCTATTCGAATTCATCTTCCTCGTATGCCTCTTCTTCATAATCTGGTAACATCTTTTTAGCCTCTTCTTCTTCTACTCCGTATCTCTTCATAAGATAATATTCGGGTTTTATCAAGCCTGCTGCTACCTCTTGAAGTAATATAGCCTGTTCTGATTTCTCATCTATAATTATAGAATCGTCAAAGTGGAATGAAACTTCATACTCTCCTTTTGGGGCTAATCCATAGAAGGTTGTTAGATAATCCATAGCATATATCAAATTCTCTAAACTATCTTGTAATGATTTTTGTATATCTACTATTGTGGAATAAGACCTTTGTTTTGAAGTCTTGATTTCTTCGGCTGTTTTTTCTACTACTTGGATATCTGATAATGTTCCATAAGCTAAACCACAATTAAATTCAACTCTCTGTAATAATTTATTTAATCCATTATATAAACTTGTATCTCTTATATCTGGATTAAATACTTGATAAAAACTATCCTCTTCTGTGTCTAATCTTCTAAATATTCTATCTTTACCTTTCGGTAATAATACCCCGTCTTCTAACATATCTAGACTAATATCAATAGCTAATTCTGTTCCTTCATACTCCCATAATATTCTACTATATTGTATATCAATCTGTTTTAGGATACTTGGAATCTTTCCATAAACTGATACGCCTATATTACTGTTAGAATCTATATTATTTGCTAGAGGCATTTTGAAGTAGCTAAATAATGGTCTTTCAACTCCTGTTAGGTTTAACTCAGGTTCTAAATTCTCCCACTCTTCTACCTCTGTTAAATCAATCTCTACGCCTAATTCAGTCCCGCCTTCCTCTTTTACATAGGCTGTATTTTGAATATAGTAGATACCATCTTGTAATAAGTGGTGATATTCTAGTCTTGTGTAGATATTTTTCCCTTTTTGTATTACATCTGGAAATACCACCGCTATTAAATTGCCATCTGAATCAAACTCAATAGGATAGAAATCTGTGGCTTGGACATAATCCACGGATAATTTATCATCTACTACATAAGGTTTAAAAACCATCCCACCAGTTGCACAAGCATATTCTGTTTGGACTCTTAAATTACTAATAACGTTTTGATAATACTTGTTTAAATATTCTGCTCTCTCATTCTCTGATACTTGACCTTCTTGATTTGACTTTCCTGTGATAACTGATTCCATTTCTATTGTTACTAACCTTGCTAATTCTGAGGCTATAGCTGCTGGAATGTTTAATGTTTCTAAATCTTCTCTTTCCTCTAGCCAGGGTGGTTTGTTTTTATAGAGTCTATCCCATAATAGTAAAGCCTCTTTCATTGAATCTGATATATCTATATCTCTTTTAATTGCTTTTTCTATATCCTTTATTCCGAATATTTTACTCACCTGCCTCCTTATAAAATTCTTAAATCTAGTTATCACAAATTATCACCACCTTTTATCTCTTCATTAATCTCTTAATATCCCTTTCCACTGAATATTCAAGAGCGTCTAGGGTATCTATATCTGATGACCCATCGTCTAGCCTCACTGTCTCTTGTTTACTCTCATCCCAGACAGCTTCTCTTAACGCGGTCCTGACTGTTAAAGCATCTTCCGTATAGAAAAATCTGCCTTGTGATATTAAACTAGATATAAGATGAATTCTATCATTAACTTCACTCTTCTTAGCATTTCTAATTTTTACATCTAATCCTTCTTTATTAACTGCTGTTTTTAACCCTCTTATTAAAACTTGTTCTGCTGAATCTGGATATACATAATCTACTCTACCATATAATCTAATAACTTTATTTAAAAACTCTATGAATCTTGCATTTAATTCCATTGGGTCTAAATCTGCTTTATGTCTTTCAGATAATAAAACTACCACTCTTTCATAATCTTGTGATATTCCAGTTGCGACAAACGTATGATTAGCTTGATTTCCTCCAAAGTCAACTCCTACATTTATCTTTCTAAACATACTATTAGGTCTTGGGATTATAAATTTATCTGGATTATCTGCAAATAATCTATATATAGTCCCTTCTGCTCTCATCCATTGACCTAATATATATCTATTATATAAGATTGTTCCCTCATACTCTAATTTCAAATTCTCTACAAATACCGGGTCTAGGAAAGGATTGTCGTCTATATGATAATGTTGATGGTATATATCTGCCTTAGAATCTAGAAATTGTTTAAACCAGTGGTTTGGGTTATCTGGGTTGCAAGTACCGTCGAATACTGAATTTGGTTTGTCTAATCTTGATTTTAACATATCAAATACTTCTTTAGACCATGTCGTAATCTCATCACCATAGCAATATTCTATTCCTGCTCCTTGTATTACCTCTACTCTCTTTTTATTATCTGCTCCTAAAGCATATACTCTTTTACCAAATAATTTAACTGTATTATTGGAAGATATATTACCAACTAGAGATATTCCAAATTTATTTCTCATTGGGTCTAGGATATTTCTTTCTATTGTTCCTTTTGTATTTCCTAATATAACAATCAATCCTCTACCCTCTGTCGCTCTTATCCGTCTTGGTATCATATAATAGTCTAAATAGGTTTTACCTGACCTTGTTGCTCCAGATTTAATATTCCATCTAGCATTAGCATTCAACCAAAACTCTTTTTGTTTAGGACTGAGCTTCATTTGTTATAGCCTCCAGTAATTGGTCTAATTTATCTAATTCAGATTCATCACCTGCTACCCTCTCTATATCTGATTTATATTTTTCTATTCTCATCTTTTGTTCTTCTAGATTAATTCCTAAATCTTGGAGTATTTCATGTTTTAATCTGATTAGTCTTGTTTTATGTTGCTGCACTCTAGTTATAGCATCCTCTATTCTTTGTATAGCTGATAGGGTATCTTCTGATAAATCCATCTCTGTTACTCTTCCTCTTTCTATTCCACGGGATTTTTGAATAACCCTAAAATCTGATTCTTTTAAATCTTCTATTCTTTTAAACATCCTTCTCAATCTTATTTCTGTTATCTTTATATCCTGGTCTACCTGATATATCCTATCCAAGTCTATTTTATTATATAATTCTTTTTCCTCATCATCTAGAGCGTCAAATAAGATGGTTTCATATTCACCTGTCTTAACTGCATTTGTATTACCGTAGTGTTTTGATTTATCTTTTGGTCCAGTAGATTTCCCACCATGTAATCTACATCTTCCATTAGGCATTGCAAAGTTTCTACAAGGTTTTCCTGTCCTTGTCTTTGCTCCGCATCTCTCTTTTTTATCTTCTTGGGTGTCTGTTTTACCCGGGGTAACGTATGCACTTTCCTGACCACTTATATAGGCTTTATTTTCATCCATACCTTTTCACCGCCTTTGCTCTTGATTACTAATATTAATTTTCTTCTTATTTTCTTGCTAGTTTTCTTGTTGATTTTCTTGTTGATTTTCTTAATTATCTGATGAATTAACTATCTTAACATAGTATTTATATCTTTTAATTGTAATCCTAATTGGTCTTTATAATTTATATCTTTATATGTCTTCTTTATATATCTTGCTCCTCTATGAGCGTTTATCATCTTGTCTTTATTTGATATAGATTTATTAATACTATTATTTAATCCTATTTCCGCCGCTTTTAAATTTCCATTTATTGCTTGACCTCTTATAGTTGATATAGTTTGTTTTGGTAGTATATGTCTATATCTCTTTAATTTATTTAGGAATTGATTTAATGATTTATTCACCATACTCCTTTTGCCCCTTTATTGATATTTATATATTTCTGTTTTCCTTTCTTAATCTTACTATCTAATACCTCTTCTATCTTATCGTAATGTTTATAATCATTATCTGTTATTCTTATATAGGCTTTTAATACTCTTTTATTTCTATTTTTTTCCATTTTATTTTCTAATATATTATCTTTTACTCTCTCTGCCGCTTTTTTATTTTTTAAATGTGCGTGTGAGTTATCTTTTGAATATTTTCTACTATATCCTCTATCCCTTAATTTTCTATACTTATAATCATTTGCTATTACATAACTCTTGCTGTCTTTATCATAGAATATTCTAATATCTTCTTCTCTTATCTTATTCATTTTATCCCTGCTTTGTTTTATGTTCTAGTTTCATGATTTATAATATACAGCAAGATAGGATAGTCTGTTAAACTATCCTATCTCTTGAAAAAGGAAAATTAGGAAAATAATTTGGAAAAGGGGTTTTGGATAATGATTAGAAAACTTTTGAGGTAAACTACCTCTGTATATATTATACTATATTTATAGTATAATATATTTACTTTTTATTTACATTTTATTTATTTACAATAATTCTCTAAATATTGCATTATTCGTCTATGTTTATTGAATACTGTAGCCGTGCTACAAAACATATCTGCTGCAATATGTTCATAAGGTCTTATCTCTCCTCTAAATCCTCCATATCTTCTCTTGAGCAATTCTCTCTCATCTTCGGATAATGTGTTTAGAATGATTTCTATATTATCTCTTTTTTCTTTGTTATTGATTATTTTAGCCTTTATCTTATATTTTTCTCTAATAGCTGATTCTAATCTTCTAATCAGTTTATCCATTTCACGGATTAATTGCTTTTCTATTAGTGAACTAGAACTGTTAGACCCTTGAATATATGGTTTTGAATAATCAATTGAAGATACGCCTGTATCTAAATCTACATTACAGGTCTTGATATCCTTTCTAATTGCTTCTATTTGTCTCTCTACCCTGATTAACTTCTCTTCTAATAAACGCTCTCTTGATTCATAATCATAATAAGCTTGTACCATTTTTTGGGCTTTGTGCATACCTCACTCATACCCCCTTTACCTCTTTTATAAGAAATCTAGATATATTTTACCTGTT